ACGGACTGCTCGGAAACCACCGCGACATGAGCGTCGATGGCCGTCTCGCCCGGAGGCGCGGGGTTGCTCTCATCCGTGGCCCTCCTGCTTACGGCAAAGCCAGTTACCATTGTCCAGCTTGCGGACCTTGATCCAGTCGAATCGGGTGGCGACAATCCCTTCGAGCACGAGGTAGCCGTCGAGGATCATCAACGGCTCTAGCTCCCAAATGCCGCGAATGTTGGGCCTTGCTGCATCGGTCATCGTTTCGCCCTCCACGGCGTGTACTCGTCAAAAAGATTGTGCATCAAGTCGGCGTGATGTCCCCAGTGACCATCTACCGTGGGCGGTCGCGGGTCCAGCGCATGAGCGACTTCGTGTAACACCACTCCGAGTGTCGGGTGCTTCGACAGATGGATGGTCTTGCCTCGGTGGGATGTGCGGCCTTCGCCGTTGCTCATACCGGCGTGGAACTTCACTTGCCACGTCTCGGACGTGATGGGAGTCCAGCCACTCACCGTCGGGGGGGAACTTGAAGCGATCTGACTGACACCGCAGAGCAGAAGGCGCCCAGCGGTCGGGGTTCCCCCGAACGTAGCGCTAGTGGTGCCTACCCCGTCATGGGCGGTAACGCGAGCAATCGTCACGGCTCACCGCCCTTGGTGCTAGACGGACTGCTCGGAAACCACCGTGACGTGAGCGTCGATGGCCGTCTCGCCCGGAGGCGCCGGGTTGCTCTCCTCTTGGCCCTGACCTGAGAACTTGAGGTACGCAGCCTCAAGATCAGCTGTGTGCTCGGCGTGAGTCTCGGCTTCAAGCTGATGAAGTAGCTCGCGCTCCTCGTCGGACTCGGCAGCAGCAATTGCTTCAGCAATCGGTCCGCACTTAGTGAAGCATTCAGCCTTTGCAGCACTCATTTCCTGCACCCGAGCCTCTTCGGCTGCGCGATCAGCTTCTCGCTCTGCTTCCTCTTCGGCCACCTTGGCTCGGATAGCCGCGACCTGCTCTTGAATGTCGGTCATGTCAATGGTCCTTTCTCAGGTCAGGGTGATCGTGATTGCGTTTGCCGCGAAGGACAGGGTGATCCCGGCCGCGTTGACTGCCTGGGGCGTGCCCAGCGCACCAAAGGCGATGACGTTCCCACCTGCCAATGTCGAGGCATCGGCAATGAACATCTGCACCAGGTTCGTCGCGCCCGTAGACCAGCCGCTCGACGTGCTCGCCGCGAATGAGAACGGGCCACCGGCCGTGAGGACCGATGGGCTCGCCGCGGTGGCGATCGGGAAGTTCGTCTGGTTGTTCGTGACGACGATACGGGCGTAGCTGCCCGTCGAGGTCGGCTCGCCCGAGAGGACGTTCGCCTGTGTGGCACCCGCGACGGCCTGCGTGGTGAGGCCGATGTAGAGGGTGTTCAGACACCACATCGGGCCAGCGTTGGTCGTCGCCCCACCTGCCGAGGCGGAGCCGCCCAGGAAGATGAAGTCGCCCACCGAGATCGCGAGCCCGATGGACTGCGAGGCGATGGTCAGCGAGGTCGCTGCCGAGCCCGTCAGCACGAAGGCGTGGGGCGCGGTGTACTGGTTCTGCGTCGCCCCAGAGCCCGGTGTCCCGATCCAGATTTTCGCCGTGGTGTTCGGCGTCTGGTCCATGTTGCCCGACACGCCGCCGGTCGCGATTGACCCGGTGTTGATCGTGGTCTGCGCGGTGGCCGCGGCGTTGATCTGCGTGCGGACGCAGCCGCAGCAGTTCCCGAACAGCCCGTTGAGGATGGCCTGCTCGCTGTACTGGGCGAACGGCATCATCATCGCGTGGCGTTCGAGCGCGGCCTTGGCGACCTTTTCCAGCCTCGGGTCGCGGTAGGCGTGCTCCAGCTCAGGGCTGCGGAACGCCGCGACCTGAATGTCGGGGAGGTCGGGGAGAATGAGCCGCGGTCGAACGTGGCCCGTGAGTTGAACGTGCATGGTCAACTCCTTTCGCTGGGTAGATGCTACAGCCCCGGCGCCGGCGGTCGCGGCACGCTGCGAGGCCGGGGAATTACAATTACCTAGACGTCTAGGGTTTGCGAGGGACGCAACCGTGGCTGGGCCAGTGGTCCCCTAGGTGCGTGACGCCCGAGTAGTGGACGTGCTTGGTCTCGCCCATCCGGTTCAGCGTCAGCGTGAGGCTGTGATCGACCGTGCACCAGTGGCGCGGGTGGTGCTGGGCGTTCGACCACTTCCCGGCCTCGTCCACCGCTCCCGGGTGCCGTCGCATGAGTTCGGCGCTGAAGCGCGCGCACCCCAGCCCGGCGTACTCGCCTCCGAGGTAGGGGTACGCCACTGAGCACCAGGGCTCGGGACAGGCTTCCAGCTCGTCGAGGATGGTGGGCGACACCTGGATGTCCTGCTCGACGTTGCAAAAGTCCTGGCCGTTCGCCCACATGGCCCGGAAGTAGCGCCAGTAGTGCTCGTCGCTCCGGGAGACGTCGACGCGCTGGAACTCGCGGCCGGTCTTGTTCAGCGCGATGACCACCTTGGGGCTCATTGGGGGCACGTAGGCGAGCACGACAATCATCGCGCCCGCCTCGCCCAGCGTGAGCCGTGGTCGTCGGTCGAGGCCCTGGAGAGGTAGAAGCGGTCCTCCTCGGTCGGCTTCTCATACCAGGGCAGGTGCAAAAGCTCGCACGGCGCTCCGGTGCGGACCGCGGCGTAGTGGAAGTCCGAGCCTGCTGGGTAGAGGGCGAACGTCGTGTCGATGGGTGACATGAACAGGCCCTGCCAGTGCTCGCGCGTCGGGTCGCGCCAGCGCGTCTCGACCTCTAGGCTCGCCTCGTCGATGAACGGCGCGTCGATACGCAGCCCCAGGCCGACCTTCGGCACGCCGGTCGTTGCCAGCACCTTGGCGAGGTAGGCGACCACGTCCAGCGGGCACTCCGGGACTGGCACCACGTCGGGGTCGGTGTAGACGTAGGGCTCGTCGGGGACCAGCCCGGCCTTCCACAGCGCCTTGGAGCCGAGGTTCTCGCCGAGCCTGACCACCTCGTGCGGCGTTGTCGCGTAGTAGTCAAGCAACGGCGGCCACGCCGAGTCGTTGTCGAGAAACGTGATGCGGTCGTGCCCGGCCTCCTCCAGCCAGGCGACGAGGCGCTTCATGCAGTTCAGGCGGTCGCGCGCGCAGATGAAAACCGGCACGGTCATCGCTGCGCCAGCACCCGGACATCGACGCCGGTCTCGTCGGTCTGCCAGCGCCGGAACCCCGCGGCGCGCAGCCAGTCGTCGAGGGCGTCCGGCGAGACATTCGCGTACCACTCGCCGGGGTGCGGTCCCCTGTCACTCCCGTCGGCGGCGTGGGGCGGGCGTCCCGGTCCAGCCGTCGTCAGGATCAGCCACCCCCCGGAACCGAGCAGGCGCGCCGCGGCGGCGACGATGGCCCCCGCGTGGTCGGAGTGCTCCAGCGTCTCGCAGCACACGACCAGGTCGACCGGCACCGGGTGCTCGTAGTCGGCCGCGTCGCCGACCACGTCCACGCCTGGCCCCGCGAGGAGGTCGACGCCCGTGTAGTCGGTGCCCGCGAACAGACCGCGCACCGAGCCGTTCACGTCGAGCGCGCCGAACTCGACGACGACGCGGGGCGTGCCGATCTCGCCGAGGCAGCGCACGACCCACGCGAAGGCCGCGTCGTGCATCAGATCGCCGCCCGCACCTGGTCCTCGACCCAGGCGTAGGTCCGCTCCATCCCGGCTTCGAGCGAGATCGTCGGCTGCCAGCCGGTCGCCTCGGTCATCGCCGTGCCGTCGCAGTCGCGCTCGCGGACCCCGAGCGGCTTCGTCGGGTCGTAGACGCGCTTCAATGTCGGCACCCCGGCGATTGACTCGACCAGCGCCAGCAGCTCCTCAATCGTCACGGAGCCGGTCGCCCCGATGTTCGTCGGCTCGGCACGATCTGAGTCGATCAGGCGCAGGACCCCATCTACGAGGTCATCGACGTAGAGGAAACTCCGCCGTTGCGTCCCGTCGCCCCACACCTCGACCTCACGCCCTCCGGTCAGCTTGGCGACGGCGACCTTGCGGCAGAACGCCGCCGGGACCTTCTCGCGGCCGCCCTGCCACGTCTCGTGCGGGCCGTAGACGGTGTGGAAGCGGGCGACGCGGGTCTCCAGCCCGTAGTCCTCGCGGAAGTGCCGGCACATCCGCTCCGAGGTCAGCTTCTCCCAGCCGTAGCCGTCCTCGGGGTCAGCCGGGTAGGCGTCCTTCTCGCGTAGCGCGTAGTTCAGCACCGAGCCGTCCTGGCGGTCCTGCCGGTAAACGCAGGCCGAGCTGGCAAAGAAGTACCGCCCGACGCCTTCCCGCTTGGCCGCCATCAGCAGATGCGTGTTGATCAGGATGTTCAGCATGCAGGCGGCCTTGTTCAGCGCGATGAACCCCATGCCCCCCATGTCGCAGGCGAGGTTCACGACCGTCGAGCAGCCTTCGACGGCGTCGTCACACTCATCAGCGAGTGAGAGGTCCGCTTCCCAGTTAGCCTTCCCAGGTTGCCACCACTCGCCGAGGGGCTTGATATCGACGCCGAAGACCTCGCGCCCCTCGGCTTCCAGCCGCTTGACGAGATGCCCGGCGATAAACCCACCGGCCCCTGCCACGAGAACCCGCCCGTCCGTCATCGCAGTGCCCTCCTCAGCTTCTCGACATCCGCGGCACGCTCCGCGGCATAGTCCGCGTAACGCTCGTGCGTCCGGTCGCGCTCACGCCTCATGGCGTTGTCCCGATAGGTCTGGTCGAACTCGACGCCGAGGCTGGGGTCGTCCGGGTGCATGTGCTGCGTGAACAGCTCCGGCAGGTAGATGGTCCGGTTGACCGCTTGGGCGAGCTCGAACACCCAAACGTCGACCATGTCCTGCGTGAACACCTCCGGGTGCGGGTAGAGGTAGCCGAGCACTTCGCACCACTCACGGCTCAGGAAGGGATGGGACGCATGAACCTGGTTGCGAAATCCGTCGCGGCCGTACACCAAGACCATCCGGTCGGGGACCGACCCGAACGCCGCCTCGACCATGCGATCCCAGCCGGGAGTGCGAAAGACGACGTCGTCGCCCATCGGCGCCAGGATGTCGCCCTTGGCGCCGACCCACGCCGTGTTCCAGAGCTGGTTCGGGCACTCGCGCGGCCCGACGACCACCGGGCCGTAGGTCTGATCGGCCAGCGCACGGACGCTCGGGGCGTCGTCGTCGTCGACGCACCACACGACCTCGATCCTCCCTGTCGTGGTGCTGTCGAGGCTGTCGAGCAGCCGCGCAATGTTGTGAGGTCTCCCGCGTGTCGGGACAAGCAGCGAGATCACGGGTAGGCCACCCAGGTCTCGGGCCACGAGTTGCGCTCGGTGCGGTAGCCGTACTCGGCAAGGGTCGCGAACAGCTCGCCGGTTCGTTGGCCGCGTTCATCCTCCCAGCACTCGAAGATCACGACCGGCCTGTTTTGGCGAATGGTCTCATAAGCACCGCGCAGAACGTCAACCTCCGCGCCCTCCACGTCGAGTTTGAGCAGGCGCGGCGCGAGGCTGAAGTGGTCGAGGGAACGGACCTCGACGGTCTCACTGACGGGGCCACCAGGAAACTCGCACACGATGGACGCCATGCCGCCGCCGATCTCCGGCGCGGTCAGATGGCCGCTCCCGGCTGCCGCGCCGAGCGCGAAAGGCCAAAGAGACACGGCGAGACCGTTTTGTCGAATCGCTGCGCTGAGAAGTGCGCGGATGGGCGGGTTGGGCTCGAATGCCACGACGGGCACCCCGGCGGCGGCGAACGGGAGCGTCCACTGGCCGACATGCGCGCCCACGTCCACGAACAAGCCTTCGCCACCGAACTCGCGCCACGCCCAGTCGATCAACGGTGCTTCGGGCAGCCCACCGGGACTGCCGGCGAAGACCGCGCGCATGTCCTCGGAGGGCAGCAAGAACAGGGGGCTCACCCCGCAGCAACTCTCGGACGGTCGGTACTCAACCATGCGACGCGATCACGGCCCGCAGGGTCGCGATCTCCTGTTCACGTTCGGGGAGCGTGTCGATGTAGAGCTGCGGGCAGTTGTCGCGTACGCCGCGCGCCACCCCCTCGCGGTAGGTGTCGTCGTCCGGTGCTTTCCCAAGGTTGGGGTGAAGGTGTTCAGTGAACAGTTCGGGCAGGAACACGCGCCGGCCGAGCGCGTCCGCGACCTCGGTGAGCCACAGGTCCGGGTAGTCATGGCTGAAGTACGGCGGGCAGAACCGGCCGACAGCATCCACCCAGCGACGGTGCAGGAACCCGTGCGTGCCGAGCGCCGGCCCGTGGGCACCGTCCCTACCGTTCACGAACACGATCCGGTCGGGCCACTTCGCGAACTCGTCCTCGACCATGCGATCCCAGCCGGGAGTGCGAAAGACGACGTCGTCGCCCATCATGCCCATGATGTTGCCGTGGGCGACCTCCGCCAGCTTGTTCCAGTAGTCCGTGAACATGATCCGCTCCCCCGTGTGAATCTCGGCACAGTCGAGCGCCGCATACTGCGGGAGGGCCGGGTCGTCAAGATCGACATAGGCGAGCACTTCGATGTCGGGCGGGGATGCTGCCAGGCTGAAAGCGCTCTCGGACAACCGCCGGAGGTTCTCCGGTCGGCCACGGCTGGGGCACAGCAACGAGATCACCACGGCGTCTCCCCTCGAATCACGCGGGCATCTGCCCCGTCGTCTCTGTAGCGCTTGCAGTCGGTCGGCCGCTCCGGATCATCGACCGGGACGAAGACGTAACCGGCGAACGCTAGGCGCTGCCAGAACAAGGCGTCGGCTTCGCGCCACATCTGCGGCGTCGGCGGGCGGTCTGGAAACCCGCCAGCCATGTCAAACGCCGTGTGCGTCACCATGACCGAGTTGAGGTCAACCTTGTGGTAGGCGTCGGTCAAGACTCCTTGGCAGTGGCGGATCGCCTCCGTGCCGTGCAGCACGCGCTCGCCGTACTCCCCCGGCATCGGGACCAGCCGCTGCGCGCCGTAGACCACGTCGTTGCCCTCGTCGAGCTTCCGCACCATCCGTTCTAACCGATCCGGGTAGTAGAAGTCGTCGCCGCAGAGGAAGGTCAGATGGCCCTCGGCGATTTCCGCGCAGAGGTTGAAGATCGTCGCGTACCGGACCGACTGCCGGCGCTCGTCCTCGGTCGTGCCGAGATGGACGACGAACACGCGCGGGTCACGTCCCGCGGCGTCGAGTATTTGCATGACCCGCGGGTCGGCTGAGTTGTCATCGACGGCGACCAGCTCCCAGTCCTCGTAGGTCTGGGCCATGACCGAGCCGATGGCCGCGGGCAGGCAGTCGGCCGCTTCGTACACGGGCATGATGACGGTGACGGTCATCGGTGCAGCTTGCAGAAGTCGCCCGCCCAGTAATCGCGTTGCCTCCCGCAACGGCGGGTACGGCACACGGGTACTCCGCTCCACGCGGTGCGGAAGCGTCGCAGGAGGTAGGCCAGGTAGCCCCTCACTCAGCCACCCGGAGACGGAGCGCCCAATAGCCGTCGTCGCGCTCAACCCACTCGCCGACCTTCACGCTTGCCGCGGTCTCGTCCTCGACCTCTACGAATCTTCCCGCGACTGGCCCAGGTGGACCGTCAAAAACGACATCGACGGTTCGTATCTCACGGGCGCCCTGCTTATCATCCATCGGCCTCACCCCTCGGGCGCATAGCGCCCCTCCGTGTCCACCGGGTACGCCTCGTGCTCGCGGCCACACGCGCACAGCCCGTGGTAGCGCCTGTGGTGTGCCACTTCGGGCCAGTGTAGGTGCGGGGAGTACCCGCGGTCACGCAATGCCCCGAGGACGCGCGCGTCGAGCCTCCGCCAGTCCCCGCGGGCGAGCCCCGGCGCGTCGTCGATGGCGCCCACGTAGGCGGGCAGGTCCGGCTCGGCCGCGAGCAGTGCCGCGGAGAACCGGACGCAGCCGAGCGCGCCGTAGAGGACCGGGTCGCCTCCCACGCCGCCGTAGCCGGGGCCGTTGTAGGGGAAGACGCACCAGGGCTCCGCGCAGCGCCGGAACTGCGAGAGCACCGTGCCGTGAATCTCGATGTCCTGCTCGACGAGAGCGAACGCCTCGCCAGCGGCCCACCACTCGGCCCAGGTGCGGCTGTAGGCCGTCGTGTCGCCCGCCTTGACCGTGACGACCACCGCTCCCGGTGCGAAGCGCCGCAGGGCCGCGAGCGCCAGTGGGTGGGCGTGGACCGCTACGAAGCAGACGGCGGGCGTGCGCCGTCGTCCCCCAGCCCGCGGTTGGCCGGTCCCCGCCGCGGGGGGGGCGTAGGGCGGGGACGCGCGGCCGGGAGCGGGGGCGCGACGAGCCGCGGGCGCGTGAGCACGGGCACGACGGTCTTGCCCAAGACCGATTCGGCCTCGTCCATGAACCCCGCCCGGACCTGGGCCTGGGCGTCGGGCTGCGTCATCCATGTGGACTGGTCGCCGCGGCCGACCGTGACGTGCATCCGCAGGTACGTCTCGACCACGTCGGGCGGTGCGTCGATCCAGCCGTTGTCGTCGGCCTCGTACTCGCGCTCACCGTGGACGATCTTGGTCGTGCCGCTCCCGGTCCACTGGTAGGTCGTGACGCTGTGGCCGGGGTTGACCGGGCTCTTTTCACGCCAAGTCTTCTTGGCGAAGTGCTTGATGAACATTCCTGCCTCCCTGTCTCGTTCCTGTCCCTGCCAGCGGAGACCGGCGGGTGGACAGGAGCACCCGCCGGTCCCCTTCCGTTGTCGTTAAGAGGCGAGCCCGGGGGCGATGTTGGCGAGGACCGCCATCGTCGGCCCGACCACCGTCTCGAACGCCTCGAAGCAGCGCACGTCGAACTCGTGACGCGGGCCGCCGGCCGAGGAGTTGGCGACGTAGTTCGGGAAGTAGTCGAAGCGCTGGTAGTCACGCAGCGTCTCGACTCGGCTTGCCGTCTTCACGTTGGAACCCATGAACGGGACCGCACGCACCTCGGCGATGAGCTCGCCCGGCACCATGTACGGGTCGACGAAGATTTCGATCTGCGTCTGCCCGTCGGTCTTGTTCAGGTAGTTCGCCACCGTGCCGCCCATGACCAGCCGCTGCCGGTCCTCCAGGGCGCCCTGGTAGAACAGGATCGCCTGGGGGGACGACAGGGCCGCGTTGGCCAGGTCGTTCACGATCTGGGTGCCGACGATGAACCGCGCCGGGGAGACCCCCGGGTAGTTGTTGTAGATCGCCAGGTCCAGCTCGTCGAGCTCCAGGATCGCCGCGCCTTCGACGTGGAACTGCCCGCCGTCGAGCGAGGTGAAGATGGACCCCTGCGCGGTGCCCTGTCCGGGCGTCACGTAGGACGAACCGAACGCACCCGTCGACCAGTCGCCGAGGATCGAGGCCACGTAGCCGTTGATCCAGTAGGACTGGTAGGACGTGTCCGCCGTCGGCGGGGTCGTCGGCTGGACGCTGGAGATCAGCGCCAGGCTCGGAACCGCCTGCGGGGTCGTGGGGATGGTCGTGATGGTCACCGAGTTCACGGTCGTGGTCGTGTAGTAGACCCCGTTGGACGAGGACGAACCCACGAACCAGTCCCAGGCCACCGCCGTCCGCACCGCCGGGATGAACGCCGAGACGGAGTTCGTCGTCGACGTGGTCCCGACAGAGGTGTGGGACGACGCGCTGGCCGGTCCCGACCCGCCGTAGAAGTAGTTCTTCCCGCTGCGGGCCGCGACCCACACGTAGGCGGTCGCGCCCGAGCCGATGTAGCCATTCGTCGCGCTCACCGAGAGCGAGATGGTTCCAAGGGTTGGGACGGCGTACGCTTGCGAGTGCAGGACGTTGATGTTCTCGGTGATGAACTCCTGCTTCATCGTCTCCAGGGTCTGCACCGCCAGGGCGTCGGCGTAGCCGCCGGCCAGGGCGATGGCGTCCTCGGTCACGATGCCGTGCTTGGCGATGAGACCAAAGGGCGCGAAGACGTTCTGCAGGTCCATCTCGGTTGCCGAACCGCCGAAGTCGGTGGGCTCGGCACCGTCCGCCTGGAGGGCGTTCACGTTGAGGAACGTGCGCCAGTAGGCGTACTGGGCACCTTGCGGTGCCGCTACACGCGGCAGGGAGTCCCTGGTCGGCGTCTTGCACGGGACCAACGACACGTAGTCCTGCAGGTTCACACCTTGCAGGCCGGTCGAGGCCGTGAGGCCGGTGGTGAGGGTCCCCTTGATCGCGTTGAAGGTCTCCTCGGTCACGCCGAGGAGATCGGCTCCAGCACTCATCTTGGGTTGTGCTCCTTACGTCGATGTCCGGGCACGCGCGGGATCGCGCGCGCCTTCTGTGGGTGTTGCTACCGCGGCACCGCCGGGGACGGGACCTTCTCGGGTCCGCCGTCCGTCGGGAAACCGCGGCCGATCTCGGCCCTGGTCATGATGATGCGGGCCTTCTCGGCACGGAGCCAGTCGGCCTCCATGTCGTTGCCAGCCTTCACGGCCGCTTCGATGCGGTCGTCGAAGCTCTTGGCGACGGCTTCCTGGGTCTCCCCGCCGATGCCGTCACCGCGGGTGAACCCCGCCAACGCCTTCAACGCTGCCGCGGCTGCGTCCGTGCCTGCTCCGGGGCTGAGTGGGAACCTCCCGGAGTGGGGGACCTCGCCGGCAACCTTCTCGACCGTCGCGCGGAGCTCTGCGATTTCCTTCCGCGTCTCGTCGGGAGCTTCGCCCCTCTGGACGGCCTTGGCCGCCCGGATGAGCGCGTCGGCGTCACCCTTCTTGGCGACGAGCTTGGCGAGGGTACGGAGCATCGCCGCGTCCGCCTTGGCCTTGTCGGCCTCGGCCTTCGCCGCGTCGTCCGCCACCCGCTCGGTGTCGCTCATCGTCGCCCTGCGGTCCGCCTCGGCCTTGGCTGCCGCCGCGACCTTGGTTGCCCGCTTCTCTTGCTTCGCCTTCTTGGCCGCCTTCTTCGCGGCCTTCTCGTCGGCTGCCGCCTTCACGGCATCCGCTTCGACCTTGGCCTTCTCCGCCTCGTGGTCGGCAATCGCCTTGGCGGCGACCTCTCCGGCCTTGGCGGTCACAGCCGCGTCGAACTGCTCTTGGGTCATTTCCATGTCGAACGCCCCTTTCGTGGCGGTCTTACCGCCCGCCGCGGCCGGATCGTCCGGACCGAGCAAGTCGGTTAGGTGAGTACGCAACTGGTCGGCCGCTGTCCGTGCCGCGACGACCTTGTCGACCGACACGCCCGACAACCTCCGTCCAGCCTTCGACACGCCCGCGGCCTGGCCTTCGGCTTGCTCCGTGAAAGCCATCCGTGCTGTGATGCCGAGCACTGCGTCCAACGCGCTGAGCGCGTCTTCGAGGTCGAAGACATCCTCCACGTCGTGGGGCTTGCCTCCGACCGCGACCTCTGTCTGTTCCCTGTCGAGAACCTGCTGCAGCTTGCGACCGGCGTCCGCGAGGGACGTGCCGGCGTCGATGAGAATCTGCGCGTCCTGCGCCTCCCACTCAGGCGAGCCAGGGTACGGCCCCGAGCTGCCCGCCTGGTTGAGCGCCGAGACGATGGCGCCCCCGTCCTTGATGGTGAGGCCCTTGTCGGCCTCGTCGGAAATCTCGATGCCGAACTTGTGGCAGGCGGCGCGAATCTTCGGCATCGCCTTGGGGCCGAACGGCGACTGGGGCGCGCGGGCGAGCGCGTTGCGGGCGTGCGCCTCGTCGTGGACGGGGAAGTGGCGCAGCGAGCGCGGGGTGGTCTTGCCCTCGTCGTCCTTCTTGCCGCCGCCCTCGATGTACGCGAATGCGCTGTCCGGCAGGTCGTTGATCTTGGCGCTCGACAGCTCGGCCTTGGCGATCTCGCCGTCGTCGCCCGCGACGAGCGCCTTCTGGAGCGTCGAGAGCACCAGGCAGGCGTCGCACTCGCAGGCCAGCGCCTTCTCAACGGTCGTCGCGTTCCCGGTCCCGGCGCAGTCCGGGCACTTCCGGTTGCCCTGGAGAATCGTCTTCTTCCCTCCGCACGTCGGGCACGGGGTGTCACCCTCGGCCTTGGCGAGCAGTTCGCGGAAGCCGTTGGCCCCAGCCTTGACAAAGTGGAGCGTGTGCACGTCCAGGTCTTCGAGTTCGGAGATTTCCGTGGTCATCTCAGCTCCTCAGCGACGCGAGCACTTCGGGCGGCGGGGTGAGGTTCCGGCGACACGGCCCCTCGATGCTGGCCCCTCCGATCAGGCCCTTCTCGAACATCTCCCAGGCGTAAGGGGAGAGAATGGAGCCGACCAGCCAGTCGCCCTTACAAATCGACTGGCCGTTCTCCGTAAAGTCCGGGCCGCGGTAGATGCAGTTCTCGACCACCTCGCCGCAATCCTCGTGGCCCTTCTCATGCCACAGCCCGAGCTGCAGGCCGTGACGGGCGAAGGCCCAGCACGCCTTCTCGACGGCATCAGCACGGGCGAAATCGCGGAACCCGTCCTTGGCCACCCCCACGTCGGCCTTCATCGCTGGGTACGCAACGACCAGGAGAAATCGGTCGGCAGCCTGCGCTTTTATGACCGTGCCAGGCTGGGACGCCTCAATGTGCGGTGGCAACGTCGGCGGGGACGCGGCAGGTGATTCGAGCAGCTTCGCCAGCACCTCGTCGCTCGGGCTCTCGATGACTACAGCGCGGCCGCTCACGAGACGGCCTCCCTGATGCGATAGCGCGCGTGCTCGATTGGCCCCATGCGCGCCTCGGCGTCGGCCGCGGTGAGCGCCTGGTCGAGGGCGAGGGCCTGCGCCACGCGCTTGCGTTGGCGGTCGAGGTTGTGCCGGTGCGCCTTGCTCCCCCGCCAGCCCATCGCCCGGTACATCTGGCGGACCTGGGCGCGGGTCATCTTGGGCACAGCCCCAGGGTCGCTGAGCAGCCCTTCCGGGCCGTGCTCGCGGAGCAGTTGCCGGGCACTGTCGAGGACTTCGCGGCGGCGGTGCCGGTCCAGCGAGGTAAGGAACGGCTGGGCGACCTGGTGCGCGCGCTCCGCGCGCCCGTCGCTCACGCTCGCGCTCCTTGCCGGGTCACCACCTTCACCTCATCGCTCGCTTGGGGCGAGTCTACGCACCATCGAACGTCACGCGTGGGATTCACGCGGGAGTCAGACACCGGACCACACTGATACAGCGCAGGTGTAGGGTGGCGCGCGTCGGAAGGTAAACCAACGGAGGGAACACCATGAAAATCCTGCATGGTCACGTCGGCAGCGAGATCAGCGTCCGAGTTCTGGACCCCGCGGCAACGCCGGAAGACCCGCTTGGCTACGAGTTCGTCCCTGACCACGGCTTTTTCGCACGTCACGGCGACTCCAGCTTTGCGGTCGACCCAGATGGGACGCTGTACGTCTATGGCGACATGAGCAAGCCACCCCATCACTCCTACCGCCCGCAGGAATGGGCGTGGGTGGAGGACGAGAACAACAACGGCGCGTTCAACACCACCCTGCCAGCTGAGGCGCACGAGTTCGGGAATCGCTATCTGGCACCGCCAAAATCCTAGACGTCTAGGCATTTCACTCCCGCGTCGCCCACGGCAACAGGCACAGGCACCCCGGCGCGGCGTCCAGCGCGGCCTTCAGGTTCTTGGCTCTGTTGTCCACGAACAGCACGACGTGGTTGTCCGCGATGTAGAGCGCCTTGTTCGATGCTGTCGGCTTGGCGACGATGGTCACCTCGTCGTATAACGCGCCGTAGCCCAGCTCGGCCAGGTACTCCTGCTTCTGGGCGATGTTCTCCGCGGTGACGGTGTCCTGCTCGTCGCCAGTGAGCACGACGATGTGCCAGTTCCCGGCCTTCTTCATCGCGCCGAGCAGCGGGACGAACGTCGGGACGTAGCTGTCCAGCGTGCCGTCGAGGTCGAAGCAGGCGACGGGCATTACCGCTCCACCGCCTTCCGCACGACCGGCACGCGGTTCTCCCGTGGCTTGCGGCGCGAGAGCTGCCACTGCTGGTGCCCGTGCGCGCCAGAGCCGCGGCGTCTGGGCGGCCACCACGACAGGCGCCTCCAACGCGACGACCCGCTGCGGCGCGGCATCAGGCGGGCCGGAGCCGGACGACCATCGTGGCCTCGACGGGCAGCTTGTGCTTCTTCGGCTTCTGGCCGGCGGGCTGGGGCTCCTGGTAGGCAAAGTCGAGTGACAGGCTCACTAGCGCCCAGCCCTCCTTCTGCAGCTTGACGATGCCGAAGATGACGTTGTCAACCGTGTCCTCGGGGTCGATGCGCTTGGCGGAGGCCATCAGCGTTTCCGCAGTTTCGTGATCGCGCTCTTGGGGATGGTCATAAGGCCCGCGACGTGTCCAGTGCTCGAAATTGAAGACGCGACCACGATGTAGCCGTGCTTCTCTTTGACGATGTAGCCGCTCGTCACGATCTTGCTGGGAGCCGAGTCGTAATTGGCAAGGTCAGTCCAGACCGTAGTTCTGCCACCAGGCGGACCAGTGCTGTCCGTCCACTCCACCGTGACGCGCTTCTTCTTGGCCATCTAGTAGCTCGGCTTCTCGGGTGTCGCGACCGACAGTCCTGGGTTGGCGCGGACGATGACCAGGTTCTTCTCGATCTCCGCGGCGAAGAAGGCGGCCATCGACTTCGACGTGATGAACAAGGCGTTATTCGCCTCTTTCGACGCCGAGCTGGACAAGTTATAAGAGCCGGTGAAGACGAGGCCCAGCTCAGGCGAGCAGTAGAGCTTGTCGTGGACGATCTCGTTGCCCGGCATCGACCCGACGGCCCACCGCGCCGCGGCGATGCCCGCGGTCGCGATGCCGACGCAGGTTTTGTCAAGCCTGTCATCGTGGTAGCACGACGCGTCGAAGATACCGACGCCCTTGGGGTTGGCGAGCCAGCACGCGTTCATCGCCTGGGCGATGTCCTCGCAGGTGAACGAGTACTGCGACGAGTAGAGCGAGGCCCCGTCCGCTTTGATCAGGGCGAGCTCAGTCAGCACCGTGGCGTGAATCTCGGCCCCCTGCTCTGGCGCCAGTAGTACCTGCAAGCTGGTGATGTCCGTGAATTGGATGGCCACGGTCAGTTCCTCCCTGGTACGACGAGCCGCGGGCCCGCCCGGTTCCTTGCCATCTCCTTCGCCGCTTCGACCTCGGCGTCGTGCATCTGGCGCGCCTGGGGCTCGATCTGGTCCAGCGCCTCGGCGCGGCGTTCCTCGTAGAGGACGCACGCCTCGACGTGGGCTAGTGAGCCCGGACCGCCCAGCAGCTGCTCCAAGAGCGCCACGATGTAGACGTTCGACATGCCCGCCAGGGCCTTGCCCGTCTCGGCGCGCATCGTCCGCGCCCGCTCGTCGTTCGCGTCGCGTAGCTGGGCGAGCAGCGCCGCCCGTTCCTCGTCAGGCATCCGCCTCACCCCTTCCTGTCTCCGCCAGGTTACGCGACCGCGCCAGCAAGTCGCGGATACCGCGCCTGCGTGCCTGCTCCGCCTTGGCGCGCATCGCGGCCGTGGCCGACGGCGCGCCCGACGCCTGCGGGATGGCGCGGACGGTGACGCGCCCGCGGTGCTCGACGGGGGGCGTGCGACGCGAGGCGCGGCTCATTCGCCGCCCTCCTCGGTCGATGGCGCGCCGGGGATGTTCGCCGGGGCAAGCGCGCAGCGGCAGTTGGGATGGATCGGCACGTCAGGCGCGTCGTCAATCGGGTAGGGGTTCGAGTCCTCGATCTCCTCGCACTCCTCGCAGGGGTCGAACGTGAGCAGGTCCACCTCGGCCACGCCATTCTCGGTGTAGGTGTCGATGCTCGCCGCTGTAAATGACCGGGCGCACTCAGTATCCGCGATGGTGAACGCCCGCTGCGGGTCGGCGATGACGTCCGACATGGCCTGGGCGATGGTGGCGGGCGCGTCGCCCGCGGCGATGCCGTCGGCGAGCGCGGTGCCGATGCGGTCCATCGCCGATGAGGTGATGCCCTGGATGGTGATGCCCCGCGCGTCGAGGAGCGTCGCCAGCCCGCCCCCGGCGTCCTGCAGCGCCGCGTCGGACCAGCCCGGCGTCCACGCCTCCCAGTCACGCGAGACGGTCGTCAGCATGTCGCCGGAGAGCCACGACGGGGCGCGCGCGTCCACGCCCAGCGCGGCGCGTGCGGCCTTGACCCCGCCCCCGTAGGCGTCGGCGTACATCTGGGCGAAGACCGCGCCCGTGCGGTCGGCGTCAATCGAGACGTTCGCCTCGACCGCGGCCCGCGCCTCGCTGGGCCCGCTCGTCGGGGGTGTAGGGGGTGAAGCCTTGGTAGCCCTCGTCACCATAGAGGCCACCGCGGCGTCGATCCCCTTCGTCCCCGCCCGCAGCGCCTCGGCGATCTTCGGCGCGTACGCCTGGGGGATTCGGTGGCGGAGGCCCGAGCCCGGCCACCGTGAACCTTTTGGGTCGGCTTTGGCCGCCTTGAAGACCGCGCGCACCTGCTCCTTGGTCTTCGCCTTGGCGAGCGCCTTGTAGATGCGGTGGCCGACCTCGACCGGGATCACCTCGTCGTGGAAGTAGCGCGGCTT